ACCAGACAAAGTTGGCTAAGGATAGTTAAATTATTGAATATTTTATTAAAAACTTAGGGTCAATGATCCTACCTTAAAGAACAAGGCTAGGGTTCAGACCTACCAATATGGCTAGCCTTCTTAAAAGCCTCACACTGTTCAAGAGGACTCGGGACCAACCCCCTCTTGCCTCTGGCTCCGGGGGAGCAATAAGAGGAATAAAGCATGTCATTATAGTCCTAATCCCGGGTGATTCAAGCATTGTTACAAGATCTCGACTATTGGATAGACTTGTTAGGTTGGTTGGTGATCCAAAAATCAACGGCCCTAAATTAACTGGGATCTTAATCAGTATCCTCTCCTTGTTTGTGGAATCCCCTGGACAGTTGATCCAGAGGATCATAGACGACCCTGATGTAAGCATCAAGTTAGTAGAGGTAATACCAAGCATCAACTCTGCTTGCGGTCTTACATTTGCATCCAGAGGAGCAAGTCTGGATTCTGAGGCAGATGAGTTCTTCAAAATTGTAGACGAAGGGTCGAAAGCTCAAGGGCAATTAGGCTGGTTAGAGAATAAGGATATAGTAGACATAGAAGTTGATAATGCTGAGCAATTCAATATATTGCTAGCTTCCATCTTGGCTCAAATTTGGATCCTGCTAGCTAAAGCGGTGACTGCTCCTGATACTGCAGCCGACTCGGAGATGAGAAGGTGGATTAAGTATACCCAGCAAAGACGTGTGGTCGGAGAATTTAGAATGAACAAAATCTGGCTTGATATTGTTAGAAACAGGATTGCTGAGGACCTATCTTTGAGGCGATTCATGGTGGCGCTCATCTTGGACATCAAACGATCCCCAGGGAACAAGCCTAGAATTGCTGAAATGATTTGTGATATAGATAACTACATTGTGGAAGCTGGGTTAGCTAGTTTCATCCTAACTATCAAGTTTGGCATTGAAACTATGTATCCGGCTCTTGGGTTGCATGAGTTTTCCGGAGAATTAACAACTATTGAATCCCTCATGATGCTATATCAACAGATGGGTGAAACAGCACCGTACATGGTTATCTTGGAAAACTCTGTTCAAAACAAATTTAGTGCAGGGTCCTACCCATTGCTCTGGAGTTATGCTATGGGGGTTGGTGTTGAACTTGAAAACTCCATGGGAGGGTTAAATTTCGGTCGATCTTACTTTGACCCAGCTTACTTCAGACTCGGGCAAGAAATGGTTAGGAGATCTGCCGGCAAAGTAAGCTCTGCACTTGCCGCCGAGCTTGGCATCACCAAGGAGGAAGCTCAGCTAGTGTCAGAAATAGCATCCAAGACAACAGAGGACCGGACAATTCGAGCTACTGGTCCTAAGCAATCCCAAATCACTTTTCTGCACTCGGAAAGATCCGAAGTCGCCAATCAACAACCCCCAACCATCAACAAGAGGTCCGAAAACCAGGGAGGAGACAAATACCCCATTCACTTCAGTGACGAAAGGCTTCCAGGGTATACCCCAGATGTCAACAGTTCTGAATGGAGTGAGTCACGCTATGACACCCAAATTATCCAAGATGATGGAAATGACGATGATCGGAAATCGATGGAAGCAATCGCCAAGATGAGGATGCTTACTAAGATGCTCAGTCAACCTGGGACCAGTGAAGATAATTCTCCTGTTTATAGTGATAAAGAGCTACTCAATTAAATATTCAAGACCAGTCTTGCATCAGTCAACAATTATCATTCTAAACTCATTATAAAAAACTTAGGACCCAGGTCCAACAAACCCGATCAATCATTCATCCGACCACCCGTTCTATCCCTAAATGGCAGAGGAACAGGCCTACCATGTCAGCAAAGGGCTGGAATGCCTCAAAGCCCTCAGAGAGAATCCTCCTGACATTGAGGAGATTCAAGAGGTCAGCAGCCTCAGAGACCAAACCTGCAACCCAGGCCAAGAGAATGGAACCACAGGCATGCAGGAAGAGGAGGACTCTCAGAATCTCGATGAATCACACGAGCCAACAAAAGGATCAAACTATGTCGGCCATGTACCTCAAAATAATCCGGGATGTGGAGAACGCAATACTGCGCTTGTGGAGGCGGAGCGGCCCCCTAGAGAGGACATCCAACCAGGACCTGGAATACGATGTGATCATGTTTATGATCACAGCGGTGAAGAGGTTAAGGGAATCGAAGATGCTGACAGTCTCGTGGTACCTGCAGGCACTGTCGGTAATCGAGGATTCGAGAGAGGAGAAGGAAGCCTTGATGATAGCACTGAGGATTCTGGCGAAGATTATTCCGAAGGAAATGCTTCATCTAACTGGGGATATTCTTTCGGCCTTAAACCGGACAGAGCAGCTGATGTGAGCATGCTGATGGAAGAGGAATTAAGTGCTCTACTCAGGACAAGCAGAAATGTAGGGATTCAGAAAAGGGATGGGAAGACTCTGCAGTTCCCACATAATCCCGAAGGTAAGACAAGGGATCCGGAGTGTGGATCCATTAAAAAGGGCACAGAAGAGAGGTCAGTCTCACATGGAATGGGGATAGTTGCTGGATCGACAAGTGGTGCAACCCAATCTGCACTCAAGTCAACTGGGGGATCATCAGAGCCAAGTGTTTCTGCGGGGAATGTCCGCCAACCTGCAATGAATGCAAAGATGACCCAGAAATGCAAACTCGAGTCTGGCACGCAACTCCCTCCCAGGACCTCAAATGAGGCTGAGTCTGACAGTGAGTACGATGATGAGCTTTTCTCTGAGATACAAGAAATTCGATCTGCCATTACTAAACTAACTGAAGATAATCAAGCAATACTTACTAAACTGGATACCTTATTACTGCTTAAAGGAGAGACTGATTCAATTAAGAAACAAATCAGCAAACAAAATATTGCTATTTCCACGATTGAGGGGCATCTATCAAGCATTATGATAGCTATACCTGGTTTTGGAAAGGACACGGGAGATCCTACGGCAAATGTCGACATTAACCCAGAGCTCCGCCCTATCATAGGGAGAGATTCAGGAAGAGCACTAGCAGAAGTTCTCAAGCAGCCCGCATCATCCCGCGGTAATCGGAAGGACAGTGGTATTACTCTGGGCTCAAAAGGTCAACTATTGAGAGACCTCCAGCTGAAACCCATTGACAAAGAGTCTAGCTCGGCAATCGGATACAAACCGAAGGATACCGCACCTTCCAAAGCTGTACTTGCATCATTGATTAGATCAAGCAGAGTTGATCAAAGTCACAAACATAACATGCTGGCTCTGCTCAAAAATATCAAGGGGGATGACAACCTAAACGAGTTCTACCAAATGGTCAAAAGTATTACTCATGCTTAATCTGTAGCGTTGACTAATCTACTAACCGGCGCAAAACTGCTTTCACTATCGCTTAAAAGCAATTATAAAAAACTTAGGACACAAGAGCCTAAGTCCGCTCCTAAAAAATGACTGAGGTGTACGACTTCGATCAGTCCTCTTGGTACACCAAAGGCTCATTGGCCCCTATTTTGCCTACCACTTATCCCGATGGTAGGCTCATACCCCAAGTCAGAGTAATAGATCCAGGACTCGGCGATCGGAAAGATGAATGCTTCATGTATATTTTCTTAATGGGTATAATAGAAGACAATGATGGCCTCGGACCTCCAATTGGAAGAACATTTGGATCGCTGCCTTTAGGAGTTGGGCGTACTACAGCCAGACCTGAGGAGTTATTGAAAGAAGCCACCCTGTTGGATATTATGGTAAGGCGAACTGCAGGTGTCAAGGAACAACTGGTATTTTATAATAACACCCCATTGCACATCTTAACTCCGTGGAAAAAGGTCCTTACGAGTGGAAGTGTGTTCAGTGCAAATCAAGTCTGTAACACAGTCAATCTAATACCATTAGACATAGCACAAAGATTCAGGGTGGTATATATGAGCATCACTCGACTATCAGACGATGGAAGTTACAGAATTCCCCGCGGGATGTTTGAATTCCGCTCCAGGAATGCTTTAGCATTTAACATTTTAGTCACCATTCAAGTTGAGGGAGATGTCGATTCAAGCCGAGGTAATTTGGGCATGTTCAAAGATCACCAAGCGACATTCATGGTACATATCGGCAATTTCTGCCGCAAGAAAAACCAAGCCTACTCTGCTGATTATTGTAAACTGAAAATTGAAAAGATGGGATTAGTGTTTGCTCTAGGAGGGATAGGAGGAACGAGTCTTCACATACGATGTACTGGTAAGATGAGCAAGGCCTTGAATGCCCAGCTAGGTTTCAAGAAAATCCTGTGTTACCCGCTCATGGAGATCAATGAAGATTTGAATAGATTTCTATGGAGATCAGAGTGCAAAATAGTAAGAATCCAAGCAGTCCTGCAACCATCAGTCCCACAGGATTTCAGAGTTTATAATGATGTTATCATCAGCGATGATCAGGGTCTTTTCAAAATTCTCTAAATCATCAGTTCATGAACTTAAAAGCAAACGCCTTAGTAGCACTGCCCAAGATCCCTTGATCCCCGCAAGCGAGGATTGAGGGTATAAGCACCGACCATCCAGACGTTGCTCCTGCATTTTGAGTGTGTCCCATAAGCCTCCAAACCGCTCACTCGTGCCCACAACTCCAGTGACGCCTCGATACGAAAGCATCCGAACCAAAACAGCTCTTGCCCAAGATTAGGTTGATCATTATCGGACCAAGAAATGAATGGATGCCTGGGGTTTTTAGCTTCGCTTCTAGGAATCTCACTTTAACAATTATACTCCCACGCACTTGCCTGATCTCAAGCTATCACTAGTAGTCCTGTTTCACGGAACTATGACTGTCCATCTTTCTATCACAGCTCATTAATAATTAATCAAAACTTAGGGTCCAGGACATAGCAAGCCAACAGGTCAACCAGGTCCACCAGCCAGGGGCTGGACAGGAACCCCCACAAACAGCCGAGCCCCATGCACAAGGGAATCCCCAAAAGCTCCAAAACCCAAACACATACCCAACAAGACCGCCCCCCACAACCCAGCACCGAACTCGAAGAGACCAGGACCTCCCGAGCACGACACAGCACAACATCAGCTCAGCGATCCACGCACTACGATCCTCGAACATCGGACAGACCCGTCTCCTACACCATGAACAGGACCAGGTCCCGCAAGCAAACCAGCCACAGATTGAAGAACATCCCAGTTCACGGAAACCACGAGGCCACCATCCAGCACATACCAGAGAGTGTCTCAAAAGGAGCGAGATCCCAGATCGAAAGGCGGCAACCCAATGCAATCAACTCAGGCTCTCAGTGCACCTGGTTAGTCCTGTGGTGCCTCGGAATGGCCAGTCTCTTTCTTTGTTCCAAGGCTCAGATACATTGGAATAATTTGTCAACTATTGGGATTATCGGGACTGATAGTGTCCATTACAAGATCATGACTAGGCCCAGTCACCAGTACTTGGTCATAAAACTGATGCCTAATGTTTCACTTATAGAGAATTGTACCAAAGCAGAATTAGGTGAGTATGAGAAATTATTGAATTCAGTCCTCGAACCAATCAACCAAGCTTTGACTCTAATGACCAAGAATGTGAAGCCCCTGCAGTCATTAGGGTCAGGTAGGAGACAAAGGCGTTTTGCAGGAGTGGTACTTGCAGGTGTAGCTTTAGGAGTGGCTACAGCTGCACAAATCACTGCAGGAATAGCTTTACATCAATCCAACCTCAATGCTCAAGCAATCCAATCTCTTAGAACCAGCCTTGAACAGTCTAACAAAGCTATAGAAGAAATTAGGGAGGCTACCCAAGAAACCGTCATTGCCGTTCAGGGAGTCCAGGACTACGTCAACAACGAACTCGTCCCTGCCATGCAACATATGTCATGTGAATTAGTTGGGCAGAGATTAGGGTTAAGACTGCTTCGGTATTATACTGAGTTGTTGTCAATATTTGGCCCGAGTTTACGTGACCCTATTTCAGCCGAGATATCAATTCAGGCACTGATTTATGCTCTTGGAGGAGAAATTCATAAGATACTTGAGAAGTTGGGATATTCTGGAAGTGATATGATTGCAATCTTGGAGAGTCGGGGGATAAAAACAAAAATAACTCATGTTGATCTTCCCGGGAAATTCATCATCCTAAGTATCTCATACCCAACTTTATCAGAAGTCAAGGGGGTTATAGTCCACAGACTGGAAGCAGTTTCTTACAACATAGGATCACAAGAGTGGTACACCACTGTCCCGAGGTATATTGCAACTAATGGTTACTTAATATCTAATTTTGATGAGTCATCTTGTGTATTCGTCTCAGAGTCAGCCATTTGTAGCCAGAACTCCCTGTATCCCATGAGCCCACTCTTACAACAATGTATTAGGGGCGACACTTCATCTTGTGCTCGGACCTTGGTATCTGGGACTATGGGCAACAAATTTATTCTGTCAAAAGGTAATATCGTCGCAAATTGTGCTTCTATACTATGTAAGTGTTATAGCACAAGCACAATTATTAATCAGAGTCCTGATAAGTTGCTGACATTCATTGCCTCCGATACCTGCCCACTGGTTGAAATAGATGGTGCTACTATCCAAGTTGGAGGCAGGCAATACCCTGATATGGTATACGAAGGCAAAGTTGCCTTAGGCCCTGCTATATCACTTGATAGGTTAGATGTAGGTACAAACTTAGGGAACGCCCTTAAGAAACTGGATGATGCTAAGGTACTGATAGACTCCTCTAACCAGATCCTTGAGACGGTTAGGCGCTCTTCCTTTAATTTTGGCAGTCTCCTCAGTGTTCCTATATTAAGTTGTACAGCCCTGGCTTTGTTGTTGCTGATTTACTGTTGTAAAAGACGCTACCAACAGACACTCAAGCAGCATACTAAGGTCGATCCGGCATTTAAACCTGATCTAACTGGAACTTCGAAATCCTATGTGAGATCACTCTGAAGTATTCTGGTCATATATCTCGCTTGATTGCCAGGTTTGAAATCTATTGACCCCGCCCAATTTTCTTCAAAAGTCACTCAAATGCAATAAACATCGGAAAAGACTGACCATGATTATCGTGATTAAAGAAAACTTAGGGCTCAGGTAGTCCAGCAATGCTCCCCTACCAAGACAAGGTGGGTGCCTTCTACAAGGATAATGCAAGAGCCAATTCAACCAAGCTGTCCTTAGTGACAGAAGGACATGGGGGCAGGAGACCACCTTATTTGTTGTTTGTCCTTCTCATCTTATTGGTTGGTATCCTGGCCTTGCTTGCTATCACTGGAGTTCGATTTCACCAAGTATCAACTAGTAATATGGAATTTAGCAGATTGCTGAAAGAGGATATGGAGAAATCAGAGGCCGTACATCACCAAGTCATAGATGTCTTGACACCGCTCTTCAAGATTATTGGAGATGAGATTGGGTTACGGTTGCCACAAAAGCTAAACGAGATCAAACAATTTATCCTTCAAAAGACAAATTTCTTCAATCCGAACAGAGAATTCGACTTCCGCGATCTCCACTGGTGCATTAACCCGCCTAGTACGGTCAAGGTGAATTTTACTAATTACTGTGAGTCAATTGGGATCAGAAAAGCTATTGCATCGGCAGCAAATCCTATCCTTTTATCAGCCCTATCTGGGGGCAGAGGTGACATATTCCCACCACACAGATGCAGTGGAGCTACTACTTCAGTAGGCAAAGTTTTCCCCCTATCAGTCTCATTATCCATGTCTTTGATCTCAAGAACCTCAGAGGTAATCAATATGCTGACCGCTATCTCAGACGGCGTGTATGGCAAAACTTACTTGCTAGTGCCTGATGATATAGAAAGAGAGTTCGACACTCGAGAGATTCGAGTCTTTGAAATAGGGTTCATCAAAAGGTGGCTGAATGACATGCCATTACTCCAAACAACCAACTATATGGTACTCCCGAAGAATTCCAAAGCCAAGGTATGTACTATAGCAGTGGGTGAGTTGACACTGGCTTCCTTGTGTGTAGAAGAGAGCACTGTATTATTATATCATGACAGCAGTGGTTCACAAGATGGTATTCTAGTAGTGACACTGGGGATATTTTGGGCAACACCTATGGATCACATTGAGGAAGTGATACCTGTCGCTCACCCATCAATGAAGAAAATACATATAACAAACCACCGTGGTTTTATAAAAGATTCAATTGCAACCTGGATGGTGCCTGCCCTGGCCTCTGAGAAACAAGAAGAACAAAAAGGTTGTCTGGAGTCAGCTTGTCAAAGAAAAACCTACCCCATGTGCAACCAAGCGTCATGGGAACCCTTCGGAGGAAGACAGTTGCCATCTTATGGGCGGTTGACATTACCTCTAGATGCAAGTGTTGACCTTCAACTTAACATATCGTTCACATACGGTCCGGTTATACTGAATGGAGATGGTATGGATTATTATGAAAGCCCACTTTTGAACTCCGGATGGCTTACCATTCCCCCCAAAGACGGAACAATCTCTGGATTGATAAACAAAGCAGGTAGAGGAGACCAGTTCACTGTACTCCCCCATGTGTTAACATTTGCGCCCAGGGAATCAAGTGGAAATTGTTATTTACCTATTCAAACATCTCAAATTAGAGATAGAGATGTCCTCATTGAGTCCAATATAGTGGTGTTGCCTACACAGAGTATTAGATATGTCATAGCAACGTATGACATATCACGAAGTGATCATGCTATTGTTTATTATGTTTATGACCCAATCCGGACGATTTCTTATACGCACCCATTTAGACTAACTACCAAGGGTAGACCTGATTTCCTAAGGATTGAATGTTTTGTGTGGGATGACAATTTGTGGTGTCACCAATTTTACAGATTCGAGGCTGACATCGCCAACTCTACAACCAGTGTTGAGAATTTAGTCCGTATAAGATTCTCATGTAACCGTTAAAATCCCTGACAGTATGATGATACACATCTCAATTGGCCTTAGGCATGATAACTGCGGTGAGAAATCCCTTACAGACGATTGAATTAAACCATCTCTAGCATTATAAAAAAACTAAGGATCCAAGATCCTTTTAGCCATGGACTCTGTATCAGTGAACCAGATTCTATACCCTGAGGTCCATCTAGATAGCCCAATTGTAACCAATAAGCTAGTATCTATTTTAGAATACGCACGAATTAGACATAACTATCAGCTCCTTGATACAACATTAGTGCGTAATATCAAAGAGAGAATTTCAGAAGGGTTCTCAAACCAGATGATCATTAACTGCATCGAAATTGGGAGCATTATTAATCAGACCTTGTTATCTTATCCCAAACACAACCATGTGATATACCCAAATTGCAACAAACTTCTATTTCATGCACAGGATCGAGTCATCTCTCTGAGGCTGAGAAATATATTCAAAAGAGGAAATAGCATCTATAGCAAAATAACAGACGGGGTCAAAAAATGCTTAAACGATATTAATCTTAATATTGGTTTAGGGGGTGCACTGGACAAGACTATTGGGACCAAAATTGATGAAGCAGGCATAATTATGCAAAGCTCACAGTGGTTCGAACCTTTCCTTCTATGGTTTACAATTAAAACAGAAATGAGATCAGTGATTAAATCCTCTACTCACAACTGTCGCAAGCGGAGGCAGAACCCTGTCTTTGTAAAAGGTGAATCATTGAATGTGTTAGTCTCTAGGGACCTTGTATGTATTATTGACCTCACCAGTCACATTGTTTATTACCTAACATTTGAAATGGTCCTGATGTACTGTGATGTAATAGAAGGGAGGCTAATGACTGATACTGCTATGGCAATTGATCAACGTTACTCAACTTTGCATGTCAGGATCAGGTATCTCTGGGATCTAATTGACGGATTCTTCCCGGATCTGGGAAATTCAACCTATCAATTGGTGGCTCTACTGGAGCCTCTCTCATTGGCTTACTTGCAATTAAAAGACATCACCTTCTCTCTCAGGGGTGCTTTTCTGAGTCACTGCTTTGCTGAAATTCAGGAGATTTTACAGGACAATGGCTTCTATACTGAAGAGACGTTCCAAACTTTAACCCAAGCTCTAGACTTCGTTTTCATCACAGAGGATATACATATAACAGGAGAAATCTTTTCCTTCTTTAGAAGTTTCGGTCACCCAAGGTTAGAAGCAATAACAGCAGCAGAGAACGTACGGAAACACATGAATCAACCCAAAGTTGTCTCCTATGAGACTATGATGAAGGGACACGCTATATTCTGTGGGATAATCATTAACGGTTATCGGGATAGACATGGGGGGACTTGGCCTCCGATGGATCTTCCTGTTCATGCATCTCCTATCATCAGAAATGCTCATGCCTCAGGGGAGGGAATCACCTATAGTCAATGTATAGAAAATTGGAAATCCTTCGCAGGAATTCGATTTAAATGCTTTATGCCTCTTAGCCTAGACAGTGATTTGACCATGTACCTGAAAGATAAGGCTTTGGCAGCCCTAAGAAAAGAGTGGGACTCAGTGTACCCAAAAGAATTCCTCAGGTACAATCCGCCTCGCTCCACTGAGTCTCGGAGACTTGTTAATGTGTTTCTAGAGGACTCTCAGTTTGACCCTTATAACATGATTATGTACGTTATCTCAGGTCAATATCTAGAAGATCCTGATTTCAACCTATCATACAGTCTCAAAGAGAAAGAGATTAAAGAGGTAGGGAGATTATTCGCTAAAATGACCTACAAAATGCGAGCCTGTCAGGTCATAGCAGAAAACTTGATATCTAATGGAATTGGGAAGTACTTCAAGGACAATGGGATGGCAAAGGATGAACACGATCTCACTAAATCATTGCACACTCTGGCTGTGTCCGGGGTTCCGAAAGACAAGAAAGATTCCCATCGTGGCCTCACTAACCAGCGTAAATCCCTGAAGCCTGCACCTTATCGAGGAACCCGTCACTCCGTCTCTTCCCCAAGTAGTAGATATATAGACCCAAACCCAAATTTTTGCACCAGTAGAAGAGAAGACAATGACATAGAGATCTATGAAACTGTAAGTGCATTTATAACTACAGATCTCAAAAAGTACTGTCTGAATTGGCGTTATGAGACCATCAGTATTTTTGCTCAGAGATTAAATGAAATCTATGGTCTCCCCTCATTTTTCCAATGGTTGCACAGAAGATTGGAACAGTCGATCTTATACGTAAGTGACCCCCACTGCCCTCCAGATCTCGATCGTCATGTGGACTTGAATACAGCCCCTAACTCTCAAATATTCATCAAATACCCAATGGGAGGGGTGGAGGGGTATTGTCAGAAGTTATGGACTATTAGCACCATACCTTATCTGTACTTGGCGGCACATGAGAGTGGTGTCAGAATTGCATCACTTGTCCAAGGTGATAACCAAACTATTGCTGTCACTAAAAGAGTACCAAGCACCTGGTCCTATGCCTTGAAGAAATCTGAAGCCAGTCGAGTGACCACAGAATACTTTATAGCCTTGAGACAGAGGTTACATGATGTCGGACATCATTTGAAAGCAAATGAAACAATAATCTCTTCCCACTTTTTTGTATACTCAAAAGGAATCTATTATGATGGAATGTTAATTTCACAATCCCTGAAGAGTATAGCTAGGTGTGTATTTTGGTCAGAAACAATAGTGGATGAGACCCGAGCCGCGTGCAGCAACATTTCAACAACATTAGCGAAAGCCATTGAGAAAGGGTTTGACCGATATTTAGCCTACACGCTGAACATTTTAAAAATCATCCAACAAGTATTAATTTCATTAGGATTCACTATCAATTCAGCGATGACACGGGATGTGATAGAACCCCTCTTACAAGATCACTGTCTCTTGACCAAGATGGCAATTCTCCCCGCACCCATTGGCGGTTTTAATTACCTCAATATGAGTAGGCTCTTTGTCAGGAATATCGGGGATCCCGTGACATCTTCTATTGCTGACCTCAAACGAATGATCCGATCAGGCCTTCTTGGAGTGGAGATTCTACATCAGGTCATGACTCAATACCCAGGTGACTCTTCTTATTTAGATTGGGCAAGTGACCCTTATTCTGCCAATCTGCCCTGTGTCCAGAGCATAACCCGACTCCTTAAAAATATCACAGCTAGGCATGTCCTTATCAACAGTCCAAATCCGATGCTGAGAGGATTGTTCCATGATGAAAGTCAGGATGAGGATGAAGCTTTAGCAGCTTTCTTGATGGATAGGAAAATTATTATCCCAAGGGCTGCACATGAAATTCTGGATAACACAATCACGGGTGCAAGAGAGGCAATTGCCGGAATGCTAGACACCACAAAGGGGTTGATAAGAGCAAGCATGAAAAGAGGAGGTCTAACCCCTAGAATAATAACCCGTTTGTCAACTTACGATTATGAGCAATTTAGGGCAGGTATCAGACTGTTCTCAGGGAAGGGGCATGATCAGCTCATCGATCAAGACTCATGTTCCGTCCAGTTAGCGAGAGCATTAAGGAACCACATGTGGGCCAAGCTGGCGAAGGGTCGTCCTATTTATGGTCTAGAAGTCCCGGATATCCTTGAATCAATGAAGGGTTATATGATTAGAAGACATGAATCCTGTTTGCTTTGCGCATCAGGCTCTCATAACTATGGTTGGTTTTTTATACCAGCGAATTGCCAATTGGATAGTATTACAGAGGGAACATCTGCACTGAGGGTGCCATACATAGGGTCCACAACAGAAGAAAGAACAGACATGAAACTAGCATTCGTCAAATCTCCTAGTAGGTCTCTAAAATCAGCAGTGAGAATAGCAACTGTGTACTCATGGGCCTATGGTGATGATGACGAATCTTGGCAAGAGGCTTGGACCTTGGCAAAACAGAGAGCGGACATCTCACTTGAGGAATTACGAATGATTACCCCAATTTCCACTTCTACTAATCTAGCTCACCGACTAAGAGACAAGAGTACTCAAGTCAAATACTCAGGGACCTCTCTCATCAGAGTAGCACGTTATGCAACTATCTCGAATGATAATCTTTCTTTTATTATAGATGACAAGAAAGTGGACACAAATTTTATTTATCAACAAGGTATGCTCCTGGGCCTGGGGATCCTTGAGCACTTATTTAGATTGTCTTCAACCACCGGCGACTCTAACACCGTGTTACATTTACATGTTGAAACAGATTGTTGCGTAATACCCATGAGTGACCATCCAAGAGTCCCAGGGCTCAGAAAGGTCGTCATACCAAGAAATATTTGTACAAATCCTTTGATTTATGACAGTAACCCTATTATTGAGAAAGATGCAGTCAGACTTTATAACCAGAGTCACAGAAAGCACATTGTAGAGTTTGTCACATGGACAACAGGGCAGCTTTATCATGTGCTAGCTAAATCTACTGCTATGTCTATGGTTGAGATGATTACAAAGTTTGAAAAGGACCACCTAAATGAAGTCACTGCGTTAATTGGCGATGATGATATCAATAGTTTTATCACTGAGTTTCTTCTAGTTGAGCCTAGATTATTTACTGTATATCTAGGTCAATGTGCTGCAATCAACTGGGGCTTTGAAATTCATTATCACCGACCTTCTGGAAAGTACCAAATGGGTGAGTTGTTGTTCTCTTTCCTGAGTAGAATGAGTAAAGGAGTCTTCAAAATTTTAGCCAATGCATTGAGCCATCCTAAAGTATATAGACGGTTTTGGGACAGTGGGATGATTGAACCTGTTCATGGACCCTCTCTTGACTCCCAAAACCTACATATAACTGTATGCAACCTGATCTATAACTGTTACATGATTTACCTAGACCTTCTGTTAAATGATGAATTAGATGATTTCTCATTCATTTTATGCGAAAGTGACGAGGATGTCATACCTGAAAGATTTGACAACATACAAGCCAGGCACCTATGCATCTTATCTGACCTTTATTGTAACCCTCGTGATTGTCCCCAGATTCGTGGGTTGACACCAACACAGAAATGTGCTGTGTTGTCGGGGTACTTAAAATCAAAAGCCCTAGAATCCCATGTTGGTCTGACATGGAATGACAAACCTATCTTAATAGATCAATATTCATGTTCCCTGACATATCTTAGAAGAGGCTCAATCAAGCAGATAAGATTGAGAGTGGATCCCGGATTCATCACTGATGCTGTTGGATGCTTAGAAAGGCGTCCTCTAAGAAATAATTCTACCTCTAAGGCCTCAGAATTAACGTCAGGATTTGACCCACCGAAAGATGACTTGGCTAAACTTCTGAGTCAGCTGTCAACAAGGACACATAACTTACCTATTACAGGATTAGGAGTCCGGAACTATGAGGTTCATTCATTCAGAAGAATTGGGATCAACTCTACTGCATGTTACAAGGCAGTTGAAATAGCTTCCGTGATTAAGAACGAATTTACGTCTGAAGAACACGGATTATTCCTAGGAGAAGGTTCAGGTGCAATGTTGACAGTATATAAAGAGCTATTAAGATTGTCAAGATGTTATTATAACAGTGGTGTGTCGGTAGAATCCAGAACTGGACAACGAGAGATTTCACCTTACCCTTCTGAGGTCAGTCTGGTGGAACATCAATTAGGACTCGATAAATTGGTGACTGTGCTTTTCAATGGGAGACCAGAAGTAACTTGGGTTGGGAGTGTTGATTGTTACAAGTACATACTGAGCCAGATCTCTGCTAGCAGTCTTGGGTTGATTCACTCGGATATAGAGTCACTACCGGATAAAGACATAATTGAAAAGTTGGAAGAATTGTCTGCTATATTATCAATGACTTTGATATTAGGGAAGGTAGGGTCAGTGTTAGTAATTAAGATCATGCCAGTTAGTGGCGACTGGGTTCAAGGATTTATTTTGTATGCACTCCCACATTTTCTTCGAAGTTTCATAGTTTACCCAAGATACAGCAATTTTGTGTCAACAGAGGCCTACCTTGTTTTTACCGGTCTTAGAGCAGGGAGACTAATCAATCCTGAGGGGATTAAACAACAGATTTTGCGAGTCGGTATTCGAACTTCACCCGGGTTGGTAGGGCACATCCTTTCATCAAAGCAGACAGCATGTGTGCAGTCTTTGCATGGACCTCCATTTCATGCTAAATCTTTCAATCCTCACCTTCAGGGTTTAACAAGTATTGAGAAGGTATTAATCAATTGTGGGCTTACAATTAATGGTCTTAAAGTATGTAAGAACCTGCTTCACCATGATATTTCGTCAGGCGAGGAAGGGCTGAAAGGATCTATCACGATCCTTTACCGGGAACTCGCAAGGTTCAAGGATAACCACCAATCTTCACATGGAATGTTCCATGCATACCCTGTGTTAATCGCAAGTCAGGAAAGGGAGCTCGTATCTATCATTGCAAAGAAGTACTGTGGCTATATTTTGCTGTACTCGGGCGACTTATACGAAATTACCAGGATTGTCCGAAACCTGAAAGCCAACCACATAATTTTCGACCTGCATCGTAATTTATTCATGGATAATCTGTCCAGATCTGACAGGTCTCTCATCCTAACGACAATCCCCAAAAAGAATTGGCTCTTTCAGCTCGAGACAAAAGAGATAAAGGAGTGGTTCAAATTATTAGGTTATAGTGCACTGATTAGAAATCACTGACAGGTTAGTCTGGCTCCTAGCCCCCTTCCATTCATTGCTATTGAACTTAGTTATACGAAAAAAAACAACGGTTATTAATAAGTTATCATACCCAGCTTTGTCTGGT